TTTGGTATCTTTACCAGTCGCTCCATGAAAGAGCGTGGCAAGTATCAGATACAGTGTATGAAATCTCGAAGCTCGACCGGCGTTGGTCAAAAAATTGATTTGGAGTACAACATTGAAACCATGCGCATTACTGATGAAGGTGGGGACGAAAACGGTCATAACAAACCACAAAGTTCAATCATGGACTCAATCAAGGCCCGCAGTCAAGTCGCGACTGCTGACAGCGGCAGTGGTTCGCAGCCCTGGGAAAAGCCCAGACCGCGAGATGGTCATGATCCCTTGAGTGGTCGAATCACAGCAGATGTACAAAGCAACAAGCTCAAGCAGTTGCTGGGGCAGATCAAAGCTAGCTAACCTTAGTCAAAATCAAAAACCGATAAATAATATCAAAGGTCTGCAATAAAAATCATGCAAAAACGCACCCGTAGTTTGTTAGAAGAATTAGATTCCATGTATATCGAGCGTGAGCGCGATCTAGTGATTGAGAGTCGTGCGTCAAATGTCATAGCCAGTGCTATCAACTTGCTGGAGCAAATTGATGCCACATACACGCCCGAGCAAGCAGAAAATCTAACCCGTAAGCTGCTGAATTCTATCCGTACCCGGGACGCAGGACGTTTTGCTAGAACTGTTAGAAAAACGCCAACAAGCACATAAACTCAACAGGATCAAAATGAAAATTTTCGAAGGCGGCAATGTATTCAAAGACTCTCAAGGTCAGCCACTAACACAACGTATCAATCAAGCTGACGTTGCAGCTACTATTGCCTGGGTAGAGCAAGTTACAGGTATCAAATTTCCTGAAGATCGTTGGTTGGGCAGTACAGGCCGCAAGCCCACATCCGGCGACCTGGATCTGGCTGTGGATCTCGGAGAAACAACCAAAGAACAGATAGCAGCCGGGCTAACACAATGGGCCACAAGTCAAGGACTTGACCCACGTGAATGGGTTCGTAAATCAGGTGAAGTACATCTACGAACACCCATCGGCGGAGATCCCAACAAAGGATTTGTGCAAACTGACTTCATGTTCTTTCCCAACCTAGATTGGGGCACATTCTACTATGGTGGATCAGAAGGATCAGCCTACAAGGGCATGAACCGTAATGTGCTGCTGAGTAGCTTGGCCAAACAGGCTGGCCTCAAGGTGGGCGCAAATGGCATGATCAGTCGTACCACAAATGAACTGGTCCGAGGCGGTCAGGACCCAGACTATGTGTCTGCGGTACTGCTGGGCGGAACTCAAGATCGGGCTGCACTAAAGAACGTGGAATCCATTTATGCTGCTCTAGCAAAGGACCCCGACCGTGATGCCAAGCTCAAAGACTTTCGTGAATATCTCTCCCGTGAAGGCTTAAAAGAACCCGAAATGCCTGTAAAAGAAAATGATGTGAACTTCTTGGCCAGACTACGGGACAGAATAGTAAATCAAGGCATGCAGCAGTTGATTGAAGCCAAGCCCTTGTATCAGATATACGAGCAAGAGCCCACCGCAGTGGGCGGCCAAGCCAAGGGCATTGAGCATCTGGAAGACTATGTGTTCCGTCAAGGAACCGCGGGTGTTGACCGTGCGCTGGCCATTGCTGATTCTTTTTACAAACAGCCCAAACAAGGGTCAGTCAAATGGGACGGAAAGCCTGCTGTGGTATTTGGTCGCAAGCCCGAAACCGGAGAATTTGTGCTCACAGATGATGCAGGATTTGGCGCCGTTGGATACGATGGCCTGTTTACCAGTACCGATGCTGTGGCCGATCACATGGCACAGCGTGATGCCAATGCTGCTGCCAAAGGCAACCAGGCCACCCGAGTGCAAACCTTGTTGCCAGTGTATCAGAGCATCTGGCCATATTTGGAAGCTGCTACTCCAGAAAACTTTCGTGGCTATGTCAAAGGCGACTTGTTGTACAGTCCCGAAAAGCCCTGGGAAATAAATGCAGGCCTTGTGGAATTCAAACCAAACACCGTGGAATACAGAATTCCAGTTGCCAGCAAACTGGGCAAGGACATTGCAGGATCTCAAGTTGGTGTTGCTGTGCATACCATGTACGAAGATGCAGGAGCTGCCAAGCAACCACTCAGCAGAGTCAAGTTCAATCCTGTGCCTGGCCTGTTGTTGATCGAGCCCATATATGCCAAGCCTGTGGAAACAGCAGATCCCATTGTCAAACAAATCAAAACACTGTTGCGCCAAAACAAAGCAGTCATGAACACCTTGTTTAATCCTGCTGAACTACGTGCCATGAAAATAACTGATCTGGCCAAGCTGGCAATAGACTACATCAACAAGCGTGTGGATCCAAATCATGCAGCCTACACTGGCAATTTCAGCGATCTTGTGCCGGGATTTCTAGCCTGGCTGCAACAGACCCAGACACCGCAAAAGTACAACAACATTCTGCAATATCTGCGCAGCCCCACCAGCAATGAACAAGCCCTGGCCGCTGCCTTTGTGTTGTTTGAATTGCTGCATGATTTGAAACTGGACCTGTTGACCAAGCTGGATGCACAAGTGCCCGGCAACGAAGGATGGGTGTTTGCAACCCCTGCAGGCTATGGTAAAGCAGTAAATCGCTTTGATTTCACAGCCAGAAACAAAGCTCGAAACAACCCACCAACATCGTAATTTTTTGCCAATTTCATAAATAAGAGTAGGGCAAGTAGCCCACTTTTTAGGAGATTTTCAAATGGCAATTTTTACAAAAACAAACGGCACGAATCAACCAGTATTCAACATGGATACAGCCAATGGCAACATCGGCGGAACAGCTAATATTGCTGCAACTGGTTCAGTTAACTTCCAAGGCCCCAAGCTGGATTTCTTCAGCTTGGTTGCCAATGGTGCGTTGACAACATCAGCAAACGTCAATGGCTACATCAACAATGTGTTGCAAGCTATTCAGACCAAGGGCACTGTGGCCATGTATCAAGTTAGCCCAGCAGCACCAACAGTGTTGAACTTGGCTATCTATCCAACAGGCGCATACACTGCTGCTACATTGTTGACCACTGCTAATACCAGTGCCACAGTGGCATCCGGTGGTCAGAACTTGGAATTGAGTTCAGCAGCCGGCAATGCAGTGTTCACTACTGCTGCTACCAACTTTGCTCCTGTCTAATCTTAGATAGCAGTAAAAATCAAGGCCCTGGTTTATTTCCGGGGCTTTTTTTTGGCCGTAAATACTCCATGGCATATAGTATTTGTGTATTGACTGATTTTGATTGTAGACCCACTGGTGTTACAGGACATTTTCGAACAAACGTCTTGCCGTTTGTGGACCGAGCTGATCAATCAATAACCAATTTTGACTCCTGGAACAGCAGTAGAAATCAACAACGCAACTGGGAAACTCTATTGCAATTGATAGGACTGTACACACAGCCGCAGCACATATCTAACATACGAATGCAAAACGGTCGTTGGGAATTTGAGTTTGAAACAGAGTTTGATGATGTGTTCAGACTCAATGAAGATCCAGTGGGCTTGCTCAAACAGGCATGCCGTGGCGTTCCAATCATCAACTATGTTCAACAACAACTGACCACACTGCTACAGCCAGACGTGAACATTTGGTTCTATCCAAAAGGCCATAAATAATTCATGGACACAACAGAAATCGAAAAGAAGAGCCTGGAAGCGCATGTAGAGCTCTGCGCCGAACGTTATCGCCATCTAGAACTGCAACTAGATTCTGCCAATTCTGCTATCAATCGACTCAAAGAAATGACAGAAGAAGTTCATGCCATGATGCATAAAATTGTGGACAATCGAAACAATCAATTGATAAACTGGGGACTTGGATCCATTGGGTTCTTGTTGGCCACTGTTGGTTGGTTGTTGTCACACTACGTATTCAAATGAAAGCCAGCCGCAAATTGGCCGCCCTGGCCGAAAGAGAACTGCCTCATCTGCTGGAAAATGTCATTGTGGAAGACGGGGAAAAATACCGTGCTTTTGGCAAATACACAATACAGCCTAGAGATCCGGGATTTGACGTTTCCATAAGAGACGATGCTGTGGGCAAATTTAGCACCACTAAATCTGCCCTTGCCTGGTGCATAGCTGACAGATTAAACTATTTTAATCTTGCTAGACAAATACAAGAGCTAGATCAATCACTCACACGATTGCGCAATGACATTTACATCCGTAAAAACATTGCAGATCGTATGTCGGGAACTGCCTGGGAAACTGTAATAACCAAAGTATCCTACCGACAAGACCAAAGTCAACTGCTGGAGCAAGAGTTGACAAAATGTATAAATTTGGCTAAATACTGGCAACTACGAGGAAACTCAAATGAAACTAAACGAACTGGCCGTAACACGCCCCACACAACAAATCGCTAAGGTATTCGAGAGTCATTTTGATCAACAAGTTCAATTTGACTCAATGAATCGCGATCAACTGCACAACATGTATCGCAAGGTACGTGGGGTATTATCTGAACACAGAAGCGGTCCTGCACGTCACTCCAGTGAGCGTGACCCTGCTTACCTGAAGTTGATGATGATGGAACAGGCTCTTGCAGAACAAATCTACGAAGATGAAATGGCTGCTGCCAACACTGCTGCCCCTGCACCGGGAGTAAATCCTCAACAGGCTGCTGCCATGGCTGTGAAGCAAAAGATGGACCAAAAGACACAGATACAAAAAGAACTTGAAGATCTGAAAAAACAAGTGACCGACAAGCAGAACGAACTTACCAGTCTCAACAGCACTACCTCGGTACAAGAACATCGTCGTGCGCAAACTTATGGATACTATCTCAGCGAAAGTGAAGTTCAGCAAGCCCAAGTGGTTCTGGCTGCACAAGACATGGTTGACAAAATGCAAGGCATGATTGAAGACACCACTGAGATGCAATTTAAAGAACTGCCTGCCTTTCC